CTATGCAGTTTGACTGGGAATAGAAATCTCCCAGCCAAGCTGCACAACAAATGCAGCTTGACCGGACATCCTGTCCCCTACGATTCTAACTTAGCCTCACGGCGAAGTAAGAAGTCTGTCCACCAATAAAGGTGCACAGGCGTAGCCTGCATTGGAGGAATCCAATGCAACCACTTACGCTTATACTTATGCGAAAAAGTGGGTACCGTGCTTCGTATGATAGCATCCTGATCATCATTTTCTCGTTGATAGAGAAAGGAGATGTTTCGAACTGGTGACAACAATTGTTGTAACCAGTAAGGGATGCCGCCTTCCGTGCGTTTTCTTCGATTGGCATCAAGATGCCAAAGAAAGAGCGTGCGGGAGTCTCGAACAAGAATCTTTGGGTTGTGGGCTACTAAGCCTTTGACCCGTGGTATTTGATTCTTAGTTCGTATCAACTTTAGTTCGTAAGCCGCGCTTGGGGTAACCCAAACGCCGACATTCGAGCTTTCACTGAATGGTACAACTGGGGGTTTGTGCTCTTCGAAAAGATTTCGAAGATGCACACCCAGAAGACTACCAGGAAAGCAAAGAGTGCCGAATGTATTAACGATATGCGGGATCTCTATAGATAGAGGGCCCTTAAATCGAAGATACATAGGTGTTACATCGACTCCGTTGAACCAGTCAGTACCGCAGGACTCTCGAAAGAGACCCGCGGTGTATGACTTGTCCTCGTTAAGTCGAAAACCAAAGTGTCGCAATAGTGCGTATAACCTAGAGAGCGCGTAGTTGGGTACGATTAAATCGTCACCATAAACGCAGAACTCTTTGGTATTCTTACACACTGCTCGACAGATCGTAGCAAAAATCAGAGATTCCAACGGAAATGTAGCGCCGTTCCCCATACTGGAGAACTTCGCATACACAAACCGTTTGCCGAATCCGTTTCCTCTCTTTGATCTTATCCTATTTGCGTACGACCACCATTTAAAAGGTAGTAATTCACAAACGGTATTGATCGAGAGAGTATCGGAAGCCATTGATAAATCAATGGTAGCATGGGAATCATTAAGTGATGCCATCCTTGACATCTCCTGATTTTTAGACTGCTTCGACAAGTCCACCCCAAGTTTCTTGAGGCGGACACGAAGATAGGCGTCAAGCGTCAGCTGGAGGGAAAGATTCCCTTCCGGCTCACACGCTATCGTCCTATTTGTCTTGTAGTTTTTCGGTACAGTTGTAACTCGGTTCTCTGATACAGCCTGAAACTTGACACTGCGGTACCCGAAATGGGTTAACACGCAACGCATCGGTTCCATGGCTAACGGAGAACAAGGTAGACATCGTAAATTCGCCTTAAGATAAGGCAAAGCTACGCGTCTACCGCGAGTCG